CATACCGCTAGATTATCTGAAGCTACAAGAGCTTTAGCTGGAAAATGGGAAAAGACAGGTTTATTAGAAGGAATTGACAACGATATCGAAAGAGCAGGCGTAGCAACACTTTTAGAAAACCAAGCAAAACAATTAGTAAAAGAAGCATCTTCTACTGGAACACAAGCAAATCAAGAAGAATGGGCTGGAGTAGCACTTCCTTTAGTAAGAAGAGTATTTTCTGAAATAGTATCGAAAGATTTCGTTTCAGTTCAACCTATGAACTTACCAAGTGGATTAGTATTTTACTTAGACTTTAAATATGGTACAGCTCAACCTGGATTCACTTCCGGTTCTGGTAAAGATTCTCAAGCAGATTCTGTATTCGGTATTACTGATACTACATCAGATGCTAGTGGTGGATTATATGGTGCAGGGAGATTTGGTTATTCAATCAATGATGTATCAACTGTAGCACAAACATTAGGTTCTGCTGGAACTAACAAATTTGTAACTGGATCAGTTACAGCTACTACTTATAATCATGATACTGCATTTAGTCAATCTTACGCAACTGAAATCGCTGATAGTGAAGTATTTACAGTAGCAGTACCAACTGCTTCTATGACTGGTTTAGATTTAGACGGTGTTAGAGCATTTAGAATTGTAGATGTAGATGTAGATGACCAATTCCCACAGTTTACTAAATTAGTTGGTGGTGATATCAGATTCGTAGTAAAAGCTACATCAGGTATTAGTGCAAACACTCATTTAGTTGTTAAGTATCACAAACAACCAACAGATATCACTAGAGGTGATTTTGAGGAGACTGGTACTACAACAGCAGTTCCTGAATTAAATGTTGAGATGAAATCAATTCCAATCGTTGCTAAGACTAGAAAGTTAAGAGCACAATGGACTCCTGAATTCGCACAAGATTTAAACGCATACCACAGTATTGATGCAGAAGCTGAATTAACTTCTATGTTATCAGAATACATCTCACAAGAGATTGATTTCGAAATATTAGATATGTTAATTACTGAAGCTAAGACTACTGGTTATTGGTCAACGCAAGTTGGTAGAGAATGGAATGGTTCAGCATTTGCTAACTATTCTACTGTAGCAGCACAAGCATCTTCTTTCAATCAAGGAGCATGGTTCCAGACTTTAGGAACAGTTATCGCTGGTGTATCTAACAAAATTCACTCAAAAACAATGAGAGGTGGAGCAAACTTCATCGTAGTATCTCCGGATGTTGCAACAATAATCGAATCTATCCCAGGATATGCTAGTTCAGCAGATAATGGCGATGCACAATTCGCATTTGGTGTACAGAAGATTGGTGCTTTGAATAGCAGATTCACAGTATATAAGAATCCTTATATGAAAGAGAATGTAATCCTTATGGGATACAGAGGAAATCAATTCCTTGAGACTGGAGCAGTTTACGCACCATATATTCCATTGATTATGACTCCTTTAGTGTATGACCCACAAACTTTCACACCCCGTAAAGGTGTCATGACTAGATACGCTAAGCAAATGCTTAGGGGCGAATTTTATGGAAAAGTTTATGTTGATTCATTAAACAAAATTCAATAAGAAATTATTAGAATTGTAATATTTATTCAAAGGGTAGCTTCGGTTACCCTTTTTTTATGTCTAAAATCGAAAAAGTTATAAACATTTCTAACGTTTAACCATAGAACTCCATATCTATTATAAAGGAGAATTATATGGATGTAATATATAAAATAACATCACCAAGTGGTAAGGTGTATATTGGTAGGACTAAAAACTACAATAAACGAATGAGTGAACATAAGAACATTGCGGAATCTGGCAAAGGTACATACAAAATCCACCAAGCTATTAGAAAATATGGATGGGATACTTTAACTAAAGAAATTATATGTAACGTATCACATAAATCAGCACCTATCATAGAAGAACAATTCATTACTGCATACGATTCTTATAAAAATGGATATAACTCAGTACCAACCGGCGCTGGTGGTGAATTTCCATACAAAGATAGACGAGATTCGGTTGAATATCAACAATACCTTAAAACTATGAGTAACGCTACATCAGGCAAAGGTAATGGTATGTACGGAAAAACTCATTCGGATGAAGCTAGAGCAAAACAAAAACAAAAAGCTAAGGGTAGATTCTCATTAGAATGGTATATCGATAGGAACGGTTCAGTTGATGGAATTAGGTTATATGAAGAGCGTGGTGTTTGGTTAAAGAATCGAAATCTTAAAAAAGATAGTAAGGGTCGGTTCATCAAATCAAATAATATAATTAAGAAAGATTAAAAGCTCCCATTTTCTATGTTATTAATCTAAATTTTGATATTTATACTAAAGGTTACTTAAATAAGATTCAATATGGCAGATAACAAAGTAAAAAATCCCCCAAAGGGAAATGTTAAGTTTTCAATAAGCTTATCAGAAGAACAGAAGTTAACAAAAGCAGAGATTCTAATTCACCCATTCAATTTTGTAATAGGAAAAGCCGGTAGTGGTAAAACTCTATTAGCATGTCAAATTGGTTTAGATATGTTTTTCAAACGATTGGTAAATAAGATAGTAGTTACTAGACCAACAGTTTCAAATGAGGATAATGGATTTCTTCCAGGTTCTTTAGAAGAGAAAATGGAACCCTGGTTAGTACCAATCAAATCCAATATGAGAAAGGTATATAATAAACCTACTATATTAGATAAAATGATGGCAGATGAGGATATCGAAATGGTATCACTATCACACTTTAGAGGGAGGACTTTTGAAAACTCTTTAGTTATAGTGGATGAGTTCCAAAACCTCACTAAACAACAGCTTCTGATGGTTTTAGGTAGAGTTGGAAAAGGCTCTACTATGATATTATGTGGAGACCCTCATCAAATAGATTTAAAGTTTAGAAATGATTCAGCAATACACGATGTTCCAAAGCTAAAAGATTCCAAATGGGTTTATGATGTTACACTAACAGATAATCACAGACACGAATCATTAGATGAAATATTGAGATTATTAACTCAGTATTAACGAAACATAATAAATGGTATATTTATACTTAGAATAGATAATAAACATGGAGATAAAGAATGTCAGCATATAGTGGTTCATTTGAGGGTAATGGTAGTCAATTAACAGATATTGATTACTTTTCACTGTCAACACTTCCCAAAACAATATCAAATTTTGAATTAAACTCAATAGTAGCTAACTCACATTTACGAAATAACTTTACAGCACGTGTAAAGGCTCAGTTAAATGTAGAGGGTGTAGTATCATCATCAATCGCACCAAACGATAGTTCAACTGAATCAATCGCTACTGCAGATAATGTTGGTACATTAAGATATAGAGCAGATTCAAATAATTCATGGGTAGAGATATGTATGCAAATTGCAGTATCTACTTACGAATGGAGTGTAGTAAAAACACATAGTTGGTAATCTTATAATTGATATAATAACATATCGTAATCATAAACGATTGTATTATAATAAACTCTATATTTATACTTAGAATAGAAAACAAAATCGGAGATGTGTAATGCCAGCATATAGTGGCTCTTTTAGTGGATCGTTTAGTGGGTCATATATAGGTAATGGTAGTCAATTGGTTAATATCGATTATTATACATTACAAAACTTACCCCAAACAATATCAAACTTCAACAAAAATTCCATAACTGCGAATTCAGCGTTCAAGGATAACTTTACAACACATGTAAAGACTCGATTAAATGCCGAAACCGTAGTATCATCATCAGCACAGATGTCAGCATCAATGGTATTAGAGGGGTTTGGGAGAGCAGATGATGCACAACCACTTCTTTGGAGTCGTATAATAAACTTACCAAGTGGTATAGTAAGTAGTTCAGTTGAAAGCTTAGTAGGTTCTGATTTAGTAGTTGCAAGTATAACAGCAGAACGGTATATAGTAAGTTCATCAATAACACATATGACTACTTCTTTTAGTAGTGGTTCAACAATCTTTGGTGATTCGTTAGATGATACGCATCAAATAACAGGCTCACTATCTATAACGGGTTCTATAAACTTTATTCTCATCGATGGTGGGAGCTTTTAAAACGGATAATTAATGGCTGGACAAATAAAATTAAAAAATAGTAGTGTAGGAGCTAGAATTCCAGGTATATCCGATTTAACATTGGGTGAACTTGCAATTAACACGTTTGATGGTAAATTATTCTTTAAACGGGATAATGGCGTGGCATCTTTACAAAGTATAGTAACCACTAATGTACAGATAACAGGTTCTATAAATATGACTGGGGCAGTATCATCATCACTATCTCTAATAGAAAATACAAATACAAATACATCGGATGTCTTTCTAATTAAAATAGCAGGTGTTGAGAAGATATCTATTAATTCAGATGGTACATTGATAATAAAAGAATCACAAACGTTACCAGCCGGAGCATCTGGTGGACTAGCAGTTAGTGGAAGTAATTTATTTATATATTTATAATAACAACCACACAGCAAACATAAAACAAATATAAAACAAAAATAAAAAAAGGAATCTATTATGGCAAATTGGAAAAAAGTAATTGTATCCGGGTCAGCCGCAGAATTACTAAATATAAACGTAACAAACGCAGTTACAGCATCATACTTCAAAGGTGATGGTTCGGCATTAACTGGAGTAGCAGCATCGGGCTTAGACATCGAAGGATTTACTGATGGGACTGGTATAACCGTATTAACATCAGATAAGTTATTATTATCGGATGCAGGAACTGAGAAATACATTACAGTATCTCAACTACCATTCAATAACACAACCTACTCAGTAACAGATGGTGAGCTATCTCAAAATAACTTTACAAATACAGACCATTCCAAATTAGATGCAATTGAAGCATCCGCAGATGTAACAGATGCAACTAACGTAACCGCAGCAGGTGCATTAATGGATTCGGAATTAACTTCCATTGCAGATGTAAAAGCACTAAACCAATCAGTAATTAGTGGGGCAACACCAACATTCACAACAACTAACTTTACAGACGCGACTAACAAACGTCTTATGACTGATGCACAGGAAACTAAATTAGATTCAGTTGAATCTTCTGCAGATGTAACAGATGCAACCAATGTAACTGCCGCAGGGGCATTAATGGATTCTGAAGTAACTTCATTAGCATTGATTAAATCATTAACCGCTGCAGATATATCGGGATCATCTACTACATTAACACAAGAGCAAGTTGAAGATTTCGCTGGAGCAATGGTTGCTTCTGGTGGAACTAAGACTGGTATAACCATTACGTATCAGGATAGTACTGGTGATATGGATTTTGTTGTTGCAACACAAGCTCCAACATTAGCTGGTGATGTAACCGGAGTTAGTTCGGGTAACTCAGTAGTAAAAATACAAGGTGTAGCAATCACATCAGGAGAAGCAACTCAAATAGCAGCAATTGGTTCAACTACAATCTCAGCAGGACAATGGGGTTATTTAGGTGGATTGGATCAGGATGTAAAAACTAATTCGAATGTTACTCACTCAAATTTAACATTGACTGGTGATTTAGAAGTACAAGGAACAACGGTAACTCTTAATACAGCAAATTTAAACATTGAAGATAAGTTTATCCTATTAGCATCGGGTTCTACTGGAAATGTAGATGCTGGTATTATATTCCAAAGTAACACAAACGGTTCAGGTGAATCATTTTTCTTTGATGCTGGAACAACTAGACCGGCTTGGTCAACTACTGATGTAGCATACAACGCTACCGCAGTAACACCAACTTCATTTATTCCTAGAGTATTTGATACAACGGCAGGTCAATCGGTAATCGCAGAGCGTGGTTCAATTAAAGTAACAGGTGATGATATTTATATCTATAGCTAAAATGAAATGTTTAAAACAATTAGAAATAAAGTTATGAGTACATTAAGCAATTTAAAGAAGAAAGCTGTTGAGGTTAAACCTGAAAGTTTAGAATTAGAAAAGGTTGAGGTTGAATTCCTATTAAAGACAATCGCAGAATCTAAATTTGAGGGAAGAGATGTTCAGTTAGTGTATGAAACGGCCGTAAAGCTACAAACATACTTGATATCATTATAAATTAATATAAACCCCCACCGTAATGATGGGGGTTTTTTAGTTTAATACTAAAATATCTCATATTTATATAGGAACAGCTTTATGTTGGCCGCCAATTAAGGGGGAAGTGGGCTTTTAAAATCTAGTAACCAACCGCAATAAAGGAAATAATATATGCCAAATTGGAAAAAACTCGTTGCATCGGGTAGTAATGCACATCTTAACACATTAAACGTATCTACCGATATAACCGCATCAGGCCACATTAGTGCAAGTGGAAATTTACTAATTGGCACAGAAATATATACGAATGGAGTTAAAACTTTACAAAGATATGCAAACGGGAATCTTGAAATTGGTAATTTAGACGATGAAGCACAACAATCACATTTAGGTCTTTATGTTGGTGGTGCTTATAGCGCAAATGCAATATACATTACCTCTTCAAATGGGTATGTAGGATTATCTAATGAAAATCCAACAGAAAGATTATCTGTAGAGGGTAATATTAGTGCAAGTGGTACTATGTACGCAACCACAGTATCAGCATCAAACTTTTCAGGTTCTTACTATGGAGATGGTTCTAATCTAACTGGGATTTCTGCTGGTGGGTTATCAGTAGCAAATTCAGCAAACAATCGAATTATTACATCAGTAGATAGTTCTAATGGAAATGCAGAAGCAAGTTTAACATTCGATGGTAGTTCGTTAATTGTAACCGGTTCAACAACACTATATCGATCTGGTTCAGTTGGTGATACAGATGTATTATCAATTGAGGGTGGGCTCGGCAATCTATTTTCAATAACAGATGAACTATCAGGATCTCTATTTTCGGTAAATGATATATCAGGCCTACCTGTATTAGAAGTATTTTCGGATAATACAATTAAGATGGGAACGTTCGGAGCAGAGGCTCTATTCATTGGTGATGCAATAAGTGGTAGTTCAGTAGGAGTTGGACACGCACCAACATACAGATTTGATGTTTCGGGTTCAGCTAGAATAACAGATACACTAACCGTTAACACCACAGTTTACACATCAGCAACGGCATTAAAAGAGCAAATTGCAAGTATTAATAAAGTAAAAGCTAAGGTAATTGAATTTAAAGAATACCAATTTAAAGTTGGTGGTGGCGGTCGAAAACGATATGGTGTATTAGCAGAGGATATAGAAAATGATTATCCTGAATTAGTATTTACCGGACCGGATGGGGTAAAGGGCGTTAACTATATTGATTTATTAGTAAAGAGAGTTGCTGAATTAGAAAAAGAATTATTAGATATGTTACCAGCAGTCAGTACTCTTTCCGATACAACGAATATTAGTTGGGATTCATTAAACAAAGCAGCAGTAGTAACTTTAGGTGGTAATCGTGTTTTAGACAACCCTACTAATTTAATAAATGGGCATACTTATACTTTAATTGTAAAGCAAGATGCGACTGGTAACCGAACCTTAACGTATGGGAATGTTTACAAATGGAGTGGAGGTACAGCACCAACTCTAACAACTACAGCAAATGCAGTGGATATATTTACTTTCATATATGATGGTACAAGCCTAACTGGAAATCCTGGTGGTTCTTCAGGAGGTGGCGGTGGTGCATCTAACCTAACGGGATTATCAGATGTTACCATTTCAAGTGTTCAAAACAATGATTTATTAATGTACAATAGTGTAGCATCTAAATGGCAGAACACTAACTTAGGTATAAGTGTTACACCAACAATCACAGGTTCTAGTTCAGTAACCGCAGGGATATCATATACATTGACAGTATCAAATCATGCAGTTTATGATGACCCAGCTTATCTTTTAGAAGCGTATAGTGGGAGTGTCGCAGTAGTAACTGGTAGTGCTATAACTGATAACCTAGATGGGACATTAACATTCCAAGCGCCGGTACCAGGAACGTATGAACTAAGAGTCCGTTGTCAAGACTTTGGTGACTTACAATCTGAGATTGCTACCACCGCATTAACAACAACACCGTTTGGTGGGACGTATAGATATTGGAGAATGACTGGTGTTACATGTGGTACTAATGGTAACTGGTGGCAGGTATCAAATTGGAGAATGTTTACAGGTGCTGGGCAAAGTGGAACATCATACCCCGCATCAATGACAAGTGATACAGCACCATCACCGTATGTTGTAGATGTTAGTTATTTATATAATTCAACATACACCGCATGGAAAGTATTTGATAGCAATACTAGTAGTTATTATTGGGCGATTGGTTCAAACGCAGGGCCTGATGTTACATTGGATATAGATCTTGGTTCGGCAATTAATGTAAAAAGTATGACTGTCAAATCAGGACCGAGCGTATCATACCTAGCAACGGGATTTACGATATATGCAAGTTCTACGGGTGCTTTTAATGGCGAAGAGGTATTCATTCATACTGAAACTGGAATTGCAAATGTATCAAACACAGTAACAAATATGGGATAATAATTATGAGTTTAAAAACAGAATGCAGAGATGCAATATACAATTATGTAAATGAAGAAACACAACGTAATGCATCCTTAACAGGTGAGCATAAGGAATATGTACTATTAGTATTACAACTATTACGTGATGCTTATAGAGAACAATTAGCAGCAGGTGCGACATCATTTGTCGTTGCACCAGAACTTGAATCAATATTAACAGAAATACGTCCTTGGTAACATAAGTATAATTAGAGCAGATAATAAAATTGGAGAATAATATGTACGATAGTAGAAACTTTATGGTATTCAGTATGACTGAAGCAGCATCAATAGATTTTAATACAGTATTAGAAACATCAACATCAACACTTAGATTGAATGTAGCAGGTACAAAATCATTCGTTAAATGGGATGGTACTATACCATCATGCATTTCCTCACTAACAACAAAGGAAGGACCATATACTTATACTGAAATTGGAACACTACTAAACGGTTCAGATTGGACTGATGAAAATGAGATACTATAATGGCAGGTACTTCAGGTCCTGATATAGTAACCGATGGTTTAACATTAATGTTAGATGCAGCAAACCGTAAATCATATCCAGGTAGTGGAACTGTGTGGAATGACCTGAGTGGTAATGGTTATGATAGCGAATTAAAGAACGGACCTACATTTAATTCAAATAATAGTGGTAATATTAGAATTGATGGTTCTAATGATTTTGTGGCCGTAGTAACAAATGGTCAGAATAAGTTCGATATTCAAACGTGGGCAGTTGATGCGTGGATTAGATTATCATCACTAGCAGCAGATAACGTAATATTCAGTTATGATAACACAGTTCATTCAGCACCATACTACAGTACTCATATGAGAACATCAGCATCTAACAAACTTTCCATTGGGTGGAATAGTAATGGTGAGTACACCTCATTGGCAACAGATATCGGGCAATTCACTACAAATACTTGGTATAATGTAGTTGGTGTTTATGAAAGTGGTAGGCAAGAACTTTATATAAATGGTAATCTTATAACATCATCGACAGTGGTGGGGACTATAACTTATTACGCTCAAGAAGTTTGGGTTGGTAGAGCTAATTATGCATCTAGTTATTTTAATGGTGATATTGCATCAGTTAAACATTACTCCAAAGCATTAACATCAGCAGAAATAACTCAAAATTATAACGCAACAAAAAATAGGTTTATATAATGGGAACATACGGTGGACCACAAATAGTAACCAATGGTTTAATACTTAAATTAGATGCAGCAAACAAAAAATCATATCCAGGTAGTGGAACTACATGGACTGACCTAAGTGGTAATTCAAATCATGGAACATTAAGAAGCGGACCTACATTCAGTACCGATAAAATTGGAAACCTTGTATTTGATGGAACAAATGATTGGGTGGATTGTGGGGCAATAAAACCTACCGGAGCAATGACTATATCAACTTGGTATAAGGGTAATGTGCATATAAATACTCACACAGCCGGTAGGGGTGCAATTGCCGGTTACGCATTGAGATCTCAAACTGATACACCAAACGGTAGAATATCTCTCAACTTTACCATACCAGTCGCATCTGCAACAACAGTTTATATATCCGGATGGCACACCACAGATACATCACTATGGTACAATGTTGTTGGGGTATTTATCCCATCAACATCAATCACAATATACCTAAATGGTACTAATCTATTTGAGCACACAGATGACATCCCAGCAGCACAATACGTTGGGAATCCATCACCCACACGAATTAATGTAGATGGATCTACTAACTATGAAGATGGAAGTGTAGCTGAGGTTTCTATGTATAACATCGCATTAACGCAAGCAGAAATCACTCAAAATTTCAACGCAACAAAACACAGGTTTATATAAGTTATGGCATTTCATTATTCCCCAAAAATAGTAACAGATGGTTTAATATTCGCATTAGATGCCGGAAACCATAAATCGTATCCGGGTTCCGGAACTGTATGGACTGACCTAAGTGGTAATTCAAATCACGGAACATTAACAAATGGACCAACGTTTAATTCAGCTAATAATGGTAGTATTGTGTTTGATGGTGTAAATGATTACGTAGATTGTGGAATAATAAAACCAACTGGGGCAATGACTATATCATTTTGGTTTAAAGGAAAATCAGCATCAACCAGCATATCCGGAGTAGGTGCTTTAGCAGCAGATAGAGGGTATCTAATGGGTGTTAATAATAGTAATTCTTGGAAATTTTATATTGCAGAGAATGCATCAACTCTAAAGTTAGCAGCAGGCACACTAACTATCGATGAATCACGTTGGTATAACATTGTAGGTGTATATATCCCATCAACATCAATTACATTATATGTAAACGGTAATTCGTTAGCAGAAAACACAACATCAATACCAGCAGCACAATATGTAGGGAATGGTGTCAGTACAAAAATAGCTAATAGAGGTGATGGGTATTACTTTGATGGTAATATAACAAATGTATCCATATATGATATCGCATTAACGCAATCTGATATAACTCAGAATTATAACGCAATTAAATCCAGATTTGGATTATAATTAACAACAATAATAACATACCGCATTCATAATTGATTGTATTATAATAAACTCTATATTTATATATAACAATAAGGAGAAACACTATGGCAGTAAATATTCCAATATGGACCGGAACATCAACATTCACACCAGGATCATCAACACCGTTTGGGTATTACGATACAGATACGGACTTCCAAACAGATGCACCTAAAATAGCATCTTGGAGTGCAAAGAGAATGGGATACCCCATCGTTGATATTGAATTACAAGATATCAACTTTTTTGCATGTTTTGAAGAAGCAGTATCTGAATATTCAACGCAAGTAAATCAATTCAACATTCGGCAGAATCTTTTAAACTTAACAGGTGCATCGACTAGTACGAATCTTTCACAAACTCATGTCAATGCAAGTTTAGGTGGTATAATATCTATTGCAAAAGATTATGGTTCAGAAGTAGGTAGTGGTGGTAGATTAACATACTATACAGGTTCATTTGATGTAGTAGCTAATCAGCAAGTATATGATTTAACAGATCCAACCGTTGCATCATTAGAAAGTGGTTCAGCAGGTGTAGATGCATTTGAAATTAAAAAGATGTTACATAATGTACCACCTACAATGGTAAACTCATTCAACCCATCACATGGTGTAAGTATTGGTAACACATTAGATTCATTCGGTTGGGGTAGCCAGGCTGCAGGGATGTCATTTATGATGCAACCTGTATTTGAAGATTTACTTAGAAGTCAAGCAATTGAATTTAATGCAATGATTCGTAAATCACAATATGGATTCAGTATTCAGAATAATAGAATTAGAATATTCCCTAGACCTGAAACTGGATATAAAATACACTTTCATTATATATTAGAAAAAGAAAGAAGTAGTGGTGGTTCTGGCGGTGATAACTCTACAGCAGGTGTTTCGGATTTTTCTAATGTACCATACGATAGAATCACATACAGTTTAGTAAATCACGTTGGAAAACGATGGATTCACAAATACGCATTAGCATTAGCTAAAGAAATGTTAGGCGCAGTAAGAGCTAAATTCTCATCAGTACCAATTCCTAATTCAGAGATTACATTAGATGGTTCAGATTTAAGAAGTGAAGCAGCAAACGAAAAAGAAATACTAATAACGGAATTAAGAGAGAATTTAGAAGCAACTTCTCGTAAATCATTATTAGAAGCACAAAAAGATGAATCGGAATTTATGGAATCAACACTTAGTAGAATTCCAAGAACAATTTATATAGGATAACACTATGGCACTATTTGGCGGGAGCAGAGATGCATCACTTTTCAGAACGGTTAATAAGGAACTTATCAATGATATAATTGATACTGAAGTTTACTATTACAAAATCAGTTTGGATGAGACTAGGAAGAATATTTACGGAGAAGGAAAAGATAAATCATATTTTAACCCTGTAAAAGTCCCCACAATCATAGAACGGTCAGAAGTATCGCAAGTATTTGATGAATTCGGTTCAGATTACACTAGAGCGGTAAAATTCTTCTTTTTAAGAGATACATTGGTAGATAAAAACATATTTCCCCAAGTTGGTGATGTAATTGAGTGGAATGATGAACAGCATATAGTAGATGTTGTTATTAATAATCAGTATATAGCAGGAAAGAATCCAGAGACATGGGATGGTGGTACAGAGCAAGGTTATAATCTATCAATACTATTAGAAACTACCGTTGTTAGAAAATCCCAACTTAAAATTAAAGATGATTATAGAGTTGGAAATGATAATAGTAATAATGATTTACCAATAGGAATATAAAATGGCAAGAAAGTATAGAATTAATAGAGATGATAAGGTAGACTTGAAAAAAACACAAAGTTCATTTTCAGATGACCCTATATTGAATAAAGCTAAGCAAGTATCTCGTAAAGATGATAATGTAAATGCACCTAAGATTGGTATCTATGATATTGACTTAGCATTTAAATCTTTCTTAGAAAATGATGTAAAACCAACCATAGTAGAAGATGATAAGTTCATACCAGTCCCAGTAACATATTCAACTCCAGAAAACTGGTCATCAGCACAACGAGATGGGTATATGCGAGATAGTAATGGTAAGATTCAAACACCATTAATTACATTCAAACGCAGTATGCTGAATATTAACACAGAATTATCTAAATTAAAAGTATTAACTGATGAAGATACATCAAGAACCTTTACTAAGACTTATACTCCAAAAAACAGATATGATGCATTCTCTCAATTAGTTGGAGAACGTAATTTTAGTGAATACCACATAGTAGATACTCCTGACTTTGTAACTATAGCATATGATGTAATTATATGGTGTGATTATATGGAAGATTTAAATAAAGTAGTTGAGCAAATCATATACTTCCAGGGTGGTTCATTTGGAGAACGATATAAATTCCAAATAAAAGGAGAATCATATACATTCGAAACTGAAAATGGTGTAGGAGCTGAACGTATTGTACGTAGTAGTATGACTCTTACAACTAACGCATATTTAGTACCTGAACATAAAGGGCATACAGTAAACGCTCAAAAAGCATTCGGAACATCAAAAATAGCTTGGAATGTGAAACTATCCTCTTAAAACTTCCTTTTGGAATTTCTTTTTCATATTTATATACAACGATAATAAAACACAAATAAAGTTATGGCAAATATTGACCAAGTAAAGGAATCAGCAGGTATCAAATTTTCAACCGAAGAAATAGAAAAAGTAGAAGCATTTAAATCCGATTTTGGTGATTTAACGGCTAGATTAGGTGAAATTGAAATCGAAATGATTATAATAGAGAATCAGAAAGCACAAATTGAACAATACAAAGAAACATTAAAAGCAAAATACATTGAATTAAGAGAGAACGAAGTTAAGTTAGCAAATGAGTTAAAAGATAAGTATGGTGATGGTGAATTTGATACCACAACAGGCATTTTTACTCCTAAGCAATAAATACCAACGTTTCCAATTTTTTAATGTATTTATAGATATACACAATCAACAAAATTAATAGGAGAATTATATGGCAGAAAGAATAGTAAGTCCCGGCGTTTTTACGAAGGAAAAAGACTTGTCATTTCTACCTCAAGGAATTGGAGAAATTGGCGCAGCATTAATCGGGGCAACTGTAAAGGGACCTGCATTTGTACCAACAACAGTACAATCATACCAAGAGTTTCAACAAGTATTTGGAGGATTGACTGAAGATTCATACCTACCTTATACTGCACAAGCTTATTTGGAAGATGCAGGTACTGCAACAATCGTTAGGGTATTAGGGCAAGATGGATACACACTTGAAAATCCAATAGCATTACATCTATCATCATCAGCTGGTGAAATGGTTGCTGCAGTATTACACCCAACAACAAATATAATAAAAGATGAAGATGTATTTGTTTCATCGGTACTAACTGGGGTAACCGCATCTGGATTTGTACTACAAATATCAGGTTCAAATTCATCTGAAGCTAATTATTCTTCTTCAATGAATCCAACAAACGCAGATTACCTAACTAAGGCATTTGGATTTTCACCAAAGGGTGATGAAGATGCATATGTTCATTCAAACTTTAGTACATTCCAATCAGCATCATTTGCAACTGGAGAAGTTGTAACAGTATCGATTATAACCGGTTCTGATATTGATTATTCAAAAGCATATACTGAAGCATCTACTCCATGGATAACATCTCAAAAAGTTGGTGGAAACACTAGTAATTTGTTTAAGTTCCATACATTATCACATGGTAATGCAACGAACTATGAATTCAAAATTGGAATACAAGATATTAAAGCAGCAGGAACGGTTCCTGGTTCTGAATACGGGTCATTTACAGTACTTGTAAGAAGAGTTGACCAGGACAAAATCAATAATTCACCATTTGTGGGAATAGTTGATTCTGATATCAGACCAAACTTAGTTGAACAATTTCAGGGATGTAACTTAAACCCAGATTCACCTAACTATATAGTTAGAGTAATTGGAGATAAGTACATTACAGTAGATGCAAATGGGAAACTATCAACAAATGGTGATTACAAAAACATTTCAGCAAATATTAGAGTTGAAGTAACTCCTTCAGTTAATAACGGAGCAGTTGATGTATCATTAGTACCATTCGGATTCGCAGCATTGCAAAATCCATTCGGAACTGCGTGGACAATACCATCTCCAACGTATATAACAAACCAACAAATCAATAGTTCATATAACTCTAGAAAGTTTTTTGGATTTAATTATGATTTAGCTACAACTGATAACTTAGCTTATTTAGCAGGGTATCCTGATTCAAATAAGGAAGCTTCTGGAACGGCATTTTACTTAGGTGATAATAATCAAGAAGCTGGAGCAAATTATCCGGCAGCAGATGACCAATATAGTGGTTCAATATCAATTAGTGATACAACAACATCAATTAACTCTCGTAAGTTCTTAATCCCATTCCAAGGTGGATTTGATGGTTACAAACCGAACAGAGTTGTTTCAATGGGAACTGATATAGAAGCAGGAAACACACAGGGGTATGATTGTTCATCAAATACGGCATTGGGTACAGTAGCATTTAGAAAAGCTATCAACTCAGTATCTAATCCTGATGAATTTGATATCAATATGGTAGTAATTCCTGGGTTAATTCATAAAGTTCACTCGGCTGTTACAACATTCGCTAAAGATATGTGTGAAGATAGACAAGATACATTCTTTATAATGGATGCTGGTTTATTGGATGATTCAATATCAGCAATAGTAAACACAGTTCAACCATTTGATTCAAATTACGTAGCATCATATCACCCATGGGTTAAAATACTTAATTCAGATAAAAACAAACCTGTTTGGGTCCCACCATCCGTAGTTCTACCTGGAGTTATTGCATTCAATGATTCAGTAGCAGCAGAATGGTTCGCACCCGCTGGTTTAAATCGTGGTGGTTTAACAAACGTTATCGAAGCTAAAACGAGATTGACTAGAGTAGAAAGAGATAAACTTTACGAAGGTAGAATAAATCCAATCGCTACATTCCCTGGGCAAGGAGTTACAGTATTCGGACAAAAAACATTACAGGCTAAACCATCAGCATTGGATAGAATTAATGTAAGACGTATGTTAATCGCAGTTAAGAAGTTCATCGCATCTTCTACTCGTTACTTAATATTTGAAAACAATACAGCAGCAACTAGAAATCGATTCTTATCAATTGTAAACCCTTATTTGGAATCAATCCAACAAAGACAAGGTTTATACGCATTTAGAGTTATTATGGATGAAACAAACAACACTCCTGATATAATTGATAGAAACATTATGGTAGGTGAAATATTTTTACAACCGGCTAAAACAGCAGAGTTCATAGTTCTTGACTTTAATGTATTACCGACTGGGGCAGCATTTCCAGAGTAATAAAGAAATGAGTTATTTCTAACTTCGGTTAGTGATGACTTGTAAGAGGTTGTTCTCCACCGAAATGGAGGGCATGTTATTCCCCATTTCGGTGGGGGCTAACTTCTTTTTAAAAAAGAACATATTTATAATAAAGAAAGTAAAGAAAGTAAAGAAAATAAAGTTGATAAACAACGGAGAAAACTAAATGGCACAACTAATAGACCCAACAGAAATAATGTTCACATCGTTCGAACCGAAAATGTCGAACAGATTCATTATGTATATAGAGGGAATCCCAGCATACTTAATTAAAGCAGCAGGTAGACCTGAAATAACAAATGGTAAAGTAACTATCGATCATATTAACGTTAAACGTTATGTAAAAGGTAGAAGTGAGTGGAGTGAATTATCAGTTACATTATACGACCCAGTAGTACCATCAGCAGCACAAGCGTGTATGGAATGGGTAAGATTACATCACGAATCTGTAACTGGAAGAGATGGTTATTCTGATTTCTACAAAAAAGATATCACATTTAACAGTTTGGGTCCTGTTGGAGATAAGGTAGAAGAATGGACACTTAAAGGTGCATACATCAAAACAGCCGCATTCTCAGATATGGATTATACTGGAGAAGCAGTTGCAGAAGTAAAGTTAACACTTGTATATGATTACGCAATCTTACAGTACTAAGAAATAATTACAAACAGAAAAATTCCAAACCTCAACAGAAATGTTGGGGTTTTTTGGTTTTAATAATAATATTTTCATATTTATATATGTTAACCACAAATAGTTTTAATAAAACAAACATGAGAAAGTTATGAGTCAAAAGAAATTACAAGACGATTATACTCCAAACATATCCAATGAAGATATGGTTGAGCTCGCTAAAAAGCAATATGAGCAGAAACAAGTATCCGATTATAAATTCCCAACGGAAATAATCGACTTACCATCAAATGGGTTGATTTATCCAAAAGATAATCCACTTTCAACGGGTAAGGTAGAGATGAAATATATGACAGCTAAAGAGGAGGATATCCTTACTACTCAATCATTCATTAAAGATGGTAGTGTATTGGATAGATTATTCCAAGCATTAATCATTAGTAATGGTGATGGTGTAGCTATCAAATATTCGGATTTAGTGCAGGGTGATAAGAACGCAATTATGATTGCAGCGCGTGTTTTAGGATACGGTAAAGATTATGATGTGGAGATTGATGATCCAACATCACCAGGCCTTAAACAGAAAGAAACAATTGATTTAACTCAATTTGAAAACGCTGATTATGATGGGGCTAATCAAATAGAACTTAATAGGAATGAGTTTAAATTTACATTACCTAATTCGAAAAGGGAAGTTACGTTTATCGCAATGACTGAATCGAAAGAACGTAAGGTTAAACATCAAATTGAAGCAGCTGAAAAAGCTGGTAGAAAATTAAAGGATTTAACTTCTAAAGATTTAACTATCAGACTTAAAAATATGATTTTATCGGTTGATGGTGATTATGAACAGACTGAAATTAATCGGTTTGTAGACAATGAGTTATTCGCAGTAGATTCTAAAGCTCTAAGAGCACATATGAATTCAGTTGTTCCGGATATTGACTTAATTTACGAATTTATATCTGAGGAAACTGGGGAAAGGAGGGATATGCTTCTACCGATGGAAGTGGGGTTTTTTTGGCCTAAGTCCTAACTACCGAAAAATATTACATTCCCAAATCTTCGATTTAATCTATCATGGCAACGGTGGATTCACATTTACTGATGTATATAATCTACCAATTTGGTCTAGAATATTCTATATCGGTAAGATAATTGAATTCAAAACTGAAGAACAGAAGCAACATGATAAGGCTATGAAAAACGCTAAATAAAAAAGATAATGAGATACCCAACGAAATGTTGGGTATTTACATATTTATACATATAAACAGAGGAACATCATATGGCAACAATAACAAAATCTAAGTTGAAAGAACTTTTTAAAGAGAACAATCTTTCTGATGGGATATTTGATATCTTTAACAGAAAACGAAAACGACTTGATAAAAAGATAACAGATTTAAAAAAATCCATTGAGGATACTATAGAATCAGCTCCAAACGATAAGGAACGTGAGTATTTACGGGATTTGAATAATGCAATTATAGCAATGAAAAAAGCAGGTGTTAAACTATACTAAGGATTGATATATGGCCGATGATTTAAATAAACGTAAAGACGCACTCCAAAAAGAATACAATCTAACTCAGACACTTCTAAAGGCTACTGAAACTGGTAACAGGTTATCTGTTGAGGGGCTAAAAACAAAAAATAACCTAATTGATGCTTTAATGGTTCAAAAGACTGCATCTCTAAAATTATTAGATGTAGATAAAGCTATTGGCGATTTGTTATTAGAGCAAGTCGTAACGGGTAAAGATTTAAATAAAGAACTCATAAAACGGTTAGCAGGGGCAAAGAAAGTCCTAGAACAAAATATAGAAGTAGCAAAAGTTGAAGATGAACGGGCTACATTCTCCAAAAAAGCACAAGATGATCTTTATGCTAGTCTTGGTACAATGGGTGATATGCTTAAAGCCGGTACTAATATCGGTGCATCAATGGCTCTCCTAAAGGGATTAACAGAGCAAATTTCAGCAGCATTCCAAAACACATTAGGCCTAGCATACGATTTAAATAAAGAACTAGGTGTAGGTTCAGCTGAGGCATTTGCATTAGGTATGCAAAATATTGGCACGGGTGCATTATTTTCAAAATTCAAAATAACAGAATTAACCAAAGCTACTAAGGATATGGTTACCACATTTGGAACAGCTGCCGGTATAACGAATGATATTAGAAATAATGTTGTAGAATTAACCAAACTTACAGGCGATGGTGCAGGTTCAGCGAAATTAGTTCAATCATTTGAAATGGCTAGTGGTAACGCACAGGACATGACTGATAGTATAAAAACTATGTCAAAAGATGCCGGTGTATTATCATCAGTAGTATTCAAAGATTTAGTAGGCCAACAGAGAATGTTAGTTGGAGCAACCGAAAAAGAAATCAAATTACTAGCTAAAAAGACCGTAGAATTAAACAAACAAGGATTAACCCTTTCTTTAGCTAAAGGAATGGCTGAGAGTATGATGGATATTGAGGGTACAATGAAAGCTCAAGCAAAAGCTAGGGTTATCTTACAAGGTCAACTATCCAAAGAGCAAATCCGAGGTATGCAGGGTATGGTTGCAGCGGGGCTTGAATTCCAAAAGACTGGTAAGATGGATGGGATTTTGGCACAATTCAAAACACTAAACCTATCAGCTGAAGCATTTAATGATATGGGGCCGGTTGGGCAGGAGGTATTCGCAAAAGGAATCGGATTAACAGCCGATCAGTTAGCAGATGTAATCCAAAAGCAAGAACAAATGGCCAAACTCGAAAATGCAGGTTCTGCTGGTAAAGCTCTTCAATTCTTGATTGATGGTTGGGCTATTATACCGGGTGGTATCAAAAAAGCAACCACAGGTTTGTTGGCATTCGGAGCACAACAAATGATTATATCAAGAATGCAGACTGGTGAATTCGGAATCAGTAAACTTTTCACAGGTAAAGGTAACGTAGCAGATAAAGCAAAAGGTGCACTACCAAAAGTAGATACATCTCCCGCAACAGCAGGACAAGGTGCAGGTGCTGGATTAAAAGATTTAGCATCGGGATTAAAAAAAATGGGTACTGGTAGGGTATTTGCCGGAATCGCAGCAGTTGCATTGGCCGGACCTGCATTTATAATAGCATTACCAGCAATACCATTCATATTATTTATGGGTAATTCAGCCTTAACATCACTCTACTTAAACTTCTCTAAATTAGCTAGAGGGTTAATAAAAATGGCAACAACATTCGTAGGTTCTGGCGCACTCACCGCATTTGCAGTAGCAGGTACACTAGCAATACCATCATTAATATTCTTATCAATATTTGGTAAAGTAAATTTACCAACATTACTGAAGAACTTCACCAAATTATCAAGCGGCCTCATGCTTATGGCGCCAACATTTACGGGCTCAGGAGCACTCACCGTATTTGCAGTAGCAGGTACACTAGCAATACCATCATTAATGTTTTTATTAACATTTGGTAGAATAAATTTACCAGCATTACTGAAGAACTTTACCAAACTTGCAGGTGGACTCATGCTTATGGCGCCAACATTCGTAGGTTCTGGCGCACTCACCGCATTTGCAGTAGCAGGAGCATTAGCAATACCATCATTAATATTCTTAGCAGGAGTCGCTTTATTAGGAGAAGCTGCCGGTTTAGGTTTGACCGGACTTGCGGGTGGGTTATCCGCTCTTGGTGCATCTGTTGAATTTTCGGGAATTGGAATCTTACTGATAGGGGCTTTAGCATTGGCCATGGTACCACTCGGTTACAGTTTGGAGTTAGCATCAACATATCTAAAAGTATTCGGTGACATATTTTTAGCTGTATTCAAAGAAATACCACCACTCATTACAGCAGTCGTAAGTGGATTCGTTACTCTAATGGGTGCAGTAACTTTCGATAATGTAGGGGCGATGGCTTTATTAGGTCCAGCACTTATGGGAGTTGCATTTGGTTTAGCGGCTATCGGAACAGTAGGGTTACCTGGATTATTAGCTCTTACCGGATTAGGTGCAGTAACCGTACTACTTGCACCATCTTTAATTAGTATAGCAGACAGTATCAGTGGGTTATTCGGTGGTGCAGAAAAATCATCATCAAAGGATGGTGATTCTGATTCAAAAGCACTATTAAATGAATTAAAAGGATTAAGAGGTGATATTCAATCACAGCCAATACTTATTACTATAGATGGTAAGGTTGTATCCCGTATATCCAGAATGGCAGCACAGCAGGGTAGTATGAGACCACCAAGCTAACGGTAAACTACCATAATATAAAATAATTAAATTAGGTGACAACAAAACATGGCTTTAAAAGATTTAAAATCAATATTATCTGACTTTAGGATACCAAAGAAAACTCCTTTGGCTGATAGGGATACAGGTACAATTAATAAGGGTGGTAATCAAACACCACTTGGTGGTATGCTAGAATCTACTCCAAAAGTAGCTATAGCAAAAACTACACCTAACAAAAATGGTGCAGATACTACTCCAATAAAGCAAGGTGATAAATTCAAAGGGGAAACTAACCCTACACCAATGGATAACTCAACGAAGTTCTTAGGTGAAACTAACCCTACACCAATGGATAACTCAACGAAGTTCTTAGGTGAAACTAATACTAAGCCAATGAGCTTGGAAGAACGTTATTTAGGTGAAACTAACCCAACTAAATCAGATACATCAGAAAAGTTCTTAGGTGAAACTAACCCAACTAAACCAGATACATCAGAGAAGTTCTTAGGGGAAACAACACCAGCCCCATCTGACAACAGTTCTAATTTCTTAGGAGAAACAACACCGAATCCGGCTGACAACACTTCTCAGTTTTTAGGAGAAACAACACCGAATCCGGCAAACAACACTTCTCAGTTTTTAGGAGAAACAACACCGAATCCGGCTGACAACTCATCTCACTTCTTAGGAGAAACAACCCCAAACCCAGCTGACAACACTTCTCAGTTTTTAGGAGAAACAACACCGAATCCGGCTGACAACTCATCTCACTTCTTAGGAGAAACAACCCCAAACCCAGCTGACAACACTTCTCAGTTTTTAGGAGAAACAACACCAACTCCAGCAAACAACAGTTCTAACTTTTTAGGAGAAACAACACCAACTCCAGCAAACAACAGTTCTAACTTTTTAGGAGAAACAACACCTAACCCAGCTAACAACAGTTCTAATTTCTTAGGAGAAACCACTCCAAACACATTTGGTAGTTCACCAAACTTTTTAGGTGAAACAACACCATCATCAGTTAACTATTTTTCAGATATTCACTCAACTGGGTTTACTTCACCGTTTGGTGGGGTTGATGCAAGTAAATATGTAGGTGTTAATCCTGATAATACGGTATTTAATGGTTCTACCTCATTATTTGGTGAGTTAGGTAGCACTAACTTCTTTCCTGATGGTTTAACGGCTGCTGGATTTACTCCAAACTTATTCCATAGAGCACCATCAAAATTCTTTGGTGTAGGTCAAAATGGGGAACATTGGATTAGTTCAATATCCAAATTTAGTAATTATAAACTTCCGGATGAAGCATTATCATTCAGTACTGGGTATAAAGAATTTAAATCCAAAACGAAGAGTGGTAATGTACAACAATATACACCTGATAGTACAAACTATGAAGCATCGTATAAGAGTATTGGTACTACAATGGAGCAAAGAAACTCCCCATCATTTTTAGATTTGATGTACGCTAAGTACAATTTAAGGGAGGATGCATACAATACCGGATTAACACTATTCAGACACCCACTAATCCTTAGAGGAATCCAACGAAAGGGTATTAAAAAAGGAGAACCTCAAAATTGGGGTATCGGTGGTGTAACATTCGATGATGGTATGATACGTGGTGGTGTAATAACATCAACAGTAAGGGCATTGGTAGATGTTGCTAGAATCGGAGCTTGGATGTTGTCTGTTAAAGGACTTCTTTGGGGAATTAGACAAGCTGGGATGCAATCGAGTCAGAAGTACGGTAAAGTATGGACACCTGTTGGGTTATTAGCAGCAGTAGGTGGCCAACACGTCGGTTTACACGCACAACGACCTGGTCTTATACCATTAGTTGATGATACATTCCAATATGAGAACTCATTTGCAACACGAATCTTACTGGGTGATTATAAAGACAAATTACAAAATATGTATGAGGGGGATCTGGGCATATTAAAAAAGTTTACAGGTATTACTCAACGATTCCCATCAGAAGAACATCCCGGTGGATTTAATTCACTATATGGTATTGGTTGGGGTGGAACTCGTCGGTATGTAAATACATTTGATGGACCAGGACAGCGGTATGCGAACGAAAAAGCTCTCCTAAAAACACAAACGCTCGTATCTAAATACCAAAAACCCATAAACCCATATACCTTTGAAAAGGATAAAACTTATACAGAGGTAGCAGCTAAAGCTATAGAAGAAGGAATAAAAGACGAAGAAAAACTTAAATTCTTCGGTGTAGCTACACATATTTCCGAATCCAATAACCCAACGGGTGGTGTGGAGAAGGGGAACAACTACCAGGATAAGAAAGAAGTAATACAAGATTATCAAACAATTGCATATGGTAAAATCCCAGATCGTGGTACTGGTAACGGTAGAACAATAGATTTCAGAGATTTACTTTTCGATGATGTAACTGATAATAACACAAGAGGCAACAATGAAAATTACAGCAAATATAAGATAGAGAATCGGGTTCACTTCCCAAGTCCTGGTTTAGTAAAACAGGATGAGGATAGATATACGTGGCACAATGTTGACAAAACATTTGCTGGAAATGAATCTAGATGGGATAAAATACAAGCATCAGATATAGATGACATATATGATAATGGTAACGATTTAGTTCATCTATGGTTTACGGATATAGATGGCGGTAGTAAGATTCAATTCAGAGGGGCAGTCAAAGGGATTACCGATACATTTACTCCAAGTTGGTCTGGGTATAAATATAATGGTAGAGCTGATAAAGCATGGCAATATAACTCGTTCGACCGGAATCTAGGATTCAACATACAGGTATATGCGACATCTCGTGTCGAAATGAAACCAATATATGCAAAATTAGGAAGATTGGCATCAATGACAATGCCAACTTACGGTACTGCTGATAGTGGTTCTGCTGGTTACCAAGGTTCTATAATCAAATTTAGATTAGGTAGTCTCTTTAATAATGAACTCGCATACATAGATGCATTATCATACACAATGTCAGATAATGTTCCTTGGGATATCTCACTATTAGGTTCTACTGACTTTATCGGTGAATTACCAATGGGAGTTGATGTATCAATTACTTTAAAAATATTAGGTAAAGCACAACCAGAATATGGGAAACCTGTATATAACGGATATTAATTATGAATAGATACGAAAATATAAGAATATTAAGGACAGAAAGTGGTAGACGTTATAAAAAAACAGTCAAATACCCACTTATGGATAGACATATCGATGATATCTATATTATAGGTATGCAGCACGATAGATTAGATAATCTTGCAGCAAAGTATTATAAGGATTCTCGTTTATGGTGGATTATAGCAAGAGCTAACAACATCGGACACGGTCATCTAAATGTACCAATCGGATTGCAATTAAGAATACCATCAAATCACATAGATATAGTATTACAATATCAACGATTAAATCAATAAGTTATGGCAGAAGAAATAAATTTAAATCCGGTAATGTCGGATGTAGTTATTAAAGAACTTGATAGACGTGCAGCAGCAGTCGCATCAAAAGAAACCGCTTGGATGTATCAGCGATATGCATATATCAATATCAGTACAACCGGTAAGACACAAACAGCACTTTGCCCAAAGCAGTGGAGCTTAGGTTCAGCACCAGCTGGTAAACACACTAACTTATATTCTACAGAAAGTGGTGTTAGGAAAATGAAACCAACCATTACATCAGTAAAAATGGTTAATGATGGTGGTCAGAGTTATACCGATTCATATATATGGACCATTGAATTCGCATTTAAAGTATTCACTATCGATGATTTAGATTTAGCAGAGGCCTCATTTTTCATAGTAGGAGCTGAAGTTGCATTTGATTTTGGATGGATGGGGACTGAAATCAAAGATGGTGTGAATAATACCCCATCTAATAAACCAATGTTAGCTAACGTTTATAATTTCTCATTTTCTCAAACAGATGATGGTGGTTTTAATTGTACCGTAAAATGTATGTCCCCAGAAGGATTATGGCCAAAGGAATCAATGGGTGATGTTGAAAAACTGAAAGATTTGACAGATACCGAAGAACCAAAATTCGCAAGTTATTTAGATGCACTTAAAACCTCATTAGCTAGAGCATTTGGTGTCGACAATAATGCAACTACAGCTGAATCGATTGATGCGGCACAAAACGTATTGGAACACGCCGAAGGAGAACTTACGGTTGGTGGCACTACATTTACAGCACAATTTTGGTCAGCTCAAATAGTAGCAAAGCATGGTTGGGCGTTTATGAATGATACTGAGCAATATGAGGCATATACAAATTTAGATACCTTAATACAGTATATCAATGCAAAGCTAAAATATAGCAAATCATCATTTAGATATAAGATTGCAGCGAATGAGGGTGGTAAAATCCACCCAATATATGAGCTAGCATCGGCTGATCCTACAAAAATAATTCTTCCGGGTGAATATTCCCAATATACACAAGCAGATTCAGCAATGGATGCAGATGGTAAATTCTCATTACTAATAGCACCAATACTATTTGGAACAATTATAAAAGCTGGATATGATACTGCTACAGGTGCACCTGATGCTATCCGTGATTTTGATTGGAGAGCCTCATCAGCCATCGGCACAGTTGCGGGTACAAATCTAATCAAAAACATATTAATAAGTATTGATTATATGAATGATGTTTACCTCAAATTATCAGATGCATCAACGAGAAAATCTGGGGGACAAAAAGCACCACCGAATATACAGGATTTCCTACAAAAGGTATTTAATGATATCGACCAGATGACTGGTGGTCTTGTTAGTATTATGACAATGCCAGAAAACGCAAACCAAGATACAAAATCGACTATAAATCCAAACAACCCATCTACTATTATAGTAGCTAATAAGAGAAAAGCTGTTGATACGAACGTACCCATTAAACCATACGAATTTGAAACGCTTTCGAAAAGAAGTATCACCAAAAGTGTTTCATTGGCCTCTGATTTTGAGGCAGAAACGTTAATGCATGCTAGTAAGAGTTCACTAAGTTATGGTAAATCTAATTTCGGAGCATTAGTAAACTTATACCCCGAATGTACAGGAGTGGGTGGAACACCTAAAGAAGAAGAAGTAGATGAGTGTTCAGACGGTGAAGATTGTTCCGAAGTAGAGGAATTAGATAAAGGTGGTGAAGCTAAAACAACTAATTCAACTACTGGTACTGACAATGAAGGAGATTCAGCTGATTTAGATGCACCTTTCGATGTTGCTGCAGCAGTAAACCAAACTACAGATCCATATATAGATCCCAATCCACCAATAGTAGCTAACACAAATGGTGGATCGGTATATGTAAATGAAATGGATGGTCAATTACAACATTACGAACAGGAGCGAGTAGATTTACAGATAGAAACAGCAGCAACACAAGCAGTATTTGGTGGTGATGGTAGGATAACATACTATGATTGTATGGCAGCCAAAGGAAAATATATAAAAGGTTATTCAAGTCAAATGATTGCATCAACACAGGATTTATTCAGAAGTTACTTAGCCCAACAAGTAGAAAGGGGAGATGATAGGTTAGCAGGATCTCAATTCACTGAGGTAGTTTGGATGTTAAAATTATCAGTAACAATTGATGGTATATTTGGTATAAAGTATTTAACACCCATTACTGTAGATAGATTACCTAAAGTATATAGAACTGAAAAGGATAAAGCTGCAAAAGCTTATTTCTCAATTACATCAATAGAGCATTCATTTGATGGGCAAGGTGGTTGGGAAACTGCATTAGATACTGTAATGAGAATTCAAGGATAAAAACATGGCTGATAAAAGAAAAAGAATATATTATACTAAAGGGCAAATCACCAATGGGTTAGATACTAAGGGTGGTGAGTGGATGTTTACCGATGCATCCGAATATATAGGTCAGTACCACACATACACCACTAATGAGGTATTTTCAGAACCATCATTCGTTAAAGATGTATCTCGTATATTAATCCCATACATTGATAAAGAAGATTTAAATAATCAGTTTATCGAAAGAGGAATTAACGTAGTACATATTTTAGAATACAATGCAGTTAAACATATTACGGTAACACCAAGCAAATTCTCAAACCCATATACTCAAAAACCAACCATCGCTGATATGAAAGCTGGGTATATGTTGCGTTATTTCGCATATAAAGTAAATGATGGTAACATTACTGAATTAAATAAAGATGATTTCGGAAATGTGGGGACTAAAGATGGGTTAGCTAAATATATTTGGAAACCATTCTCAATTAGATGGAAGATATCAGGTGTGGACTATGATATTATTGATAGTAGTGGTGATATCAAAGAAGCAGGTATTATTGATACAAATAAACGTACAATTGATATCACATCAGAAACATACCCAACCCTAAAACGGTACATCACCGATTACCAAGCTATTACCGCTTAGTAACACATTTAACATTTTTTAACATATTTTAACATTTAAGATTTGGTAGTTCCATGTCTTTTCCGTATCTTTATATAGTAAGAGATATAAATAACAGTTAAATTATTAAAAAATAAGAATTATGAAAAGCATAACTAAGTACGGAATCCAAATTACTAAACCATGGTCAGCAGAAATGTATGAACATAACGATAACGTAGCTCAACAAATGAAAGTTGAACTTCTAATTCAGTTGAAAAACGCCAAAACCCTTAATGATGAACCTAAACTGAGAGATATCTCAAAATTGATTTGTGGTAATGGATTCGGTGTTGGTTATAATTTCGATAGTATCTATAAAGCAACTATTGATGAATTAGAATATATTCAGAACTATTGGTTAAAAGAAGAATTCCCATATGGAGTAGAAAGTGGTATAGTAAACGATATTGAATTAGAATTTATAGGTTATTAATAAAAAATAAGAATTATGGAAAAGCAATTAGAGTTCTAACTTTCAAAAATAGTTAAGAGTTTATAGTGATAAATCCAAAAAATAGTATTATATTTGTAACAATTAAAAATTAAAACATTATGATAGGCACACCTACACCCCCTACAGATACGATAACATCCCAATTAATCAGATACCACAGTCAGTACATTCGCAATTATAAAAACCTAAATATGGATTTTAATGAGTGGATGAGCTCAAAGATGGGTATAACTGAGCTAGAAGTTGTTAATGCACTCCGAAAGTGGAAATCTAACTAACATAACATCATTGTTAATAAATTGTTGATAACTTTTTGAAAATAACATGAAAAACATTTGGTAAATCCAATAAAATGTTGTATCTTTATAATGTAAGAGATGGGGGATTTCCCAAATCAATAAAAATTAAAGAATAAAAGTTATGAATTTAAAAGAACTAAGTAAGTTATCAGTAGAAGAGTTAAGGATTTTAAACCGAAATGTTGTTGCTACTATAAAAATTAAAAACAATATGACTTCAATAATCAATAAAGAAAATCTTTATATTGGGGCAGAGGTAATCGTTAATCACATCAAATTAAAACATCACACTTGTACCATTACAAAAATCAACAGAACCAAAGTGGTTATCAATGATAGATATAATGTTCCAATGAGTATGGTAACCTTAAAATCGTAAATTATGATAAAGAATAAAACAAACGGAATCGAAATAGATTTAACAGGCCCAAATGGGAATGCATTTTTCCTAATCGGAACTGCCAAAAATCTATGTAAACAATTAGAATATGAATTTCTACCGATTAAAAAAGAATTGACATCTGGAGATTATGATAATCTAATTTCAGTATTTGATAAGCACTTCGGTGATTTTGTAACATTATATAAATAAAAATTATGAATTTAACTAAAAAAGAAACACCATTTACCAATTGGAATGCAGAAGCATCTAATGGTTCTGTTCAATATACAGAAAAATTAAAGTATGATAGATTTGAAAGAATTATGAATACTAAAGAATATCTTACTCAAGAAGAATACGATTTTTGTTTGGAATGGGATAATGATATTAAAATGGATACCGATTATATTGGGGATTATTCTAAGTATGGTGCTTACTTAAACTTGAGAGTTTATTCTGAAGCAGATAATTATAATGGTGATGAATGTAATAACTAAAAAATAAAAACTAACAGATATGAAAAGTAAATTATTAATTCATTCTCAGTACAAAGAGAATTACGCAGCCCATGATTGGGATGGTGAAGGTGATTGTCCACATAGTTGGAAATCAAAAGGAGGACATACATTTGAAATCGAAGTAGATTCGGATGTAATACTGTATTCAACAAATTTGGAATCACATCTCCAAATGGTAGTAGCAAATCAATGTAACAATTTCGAAAAGTTTGAGTACATTGGGTATGAGTTGGAATTAGCTAAACCATCTAAATTAGATTCAGAATTATTGTATTCATTAATAAATATGGAGTAACCACTAAGTGGAAATGCAAACCAATGATTGAATTTATAAACACAGGCTCTATTGAATTAAATAAAGTGTATATGCACCCAATATGGGCGGATGTACATCTTCACCCTGCGCAAAACAAATTATCACTATTATACATCTATGATATCGAAGAAAAGCGAGAACTTATATTAAATATAGGAAATTGTGATTATCATAAATCCGAATTGGATGATGTTTCATTTAATATCGGTGAAGTAAATGTGTTTGATAAGAAATCACTATCACACTTAATTAACATTCCGAATATGTTTGAGGCGGGTTTATACAAATACTTACAAGTTAATGAAAACCTAAAAGAATACCCAACATCAGCACATACCTTTTTTCAAAGGAAGTTCAATAAGATGAAATGGGCAAATAATCTCGTACCAATAACTAAACATATAGAATCTATCAGACAAACAAGAGATGACTTCCTACGATATTACGATGTAGGTGGGGAAATCGAAAAGTGTGTAAAGAAATTTGACAATTTCTATATCGAGCCATTATCCAAAGTGGAAAAGAGTGGGATTTGGACAGAGAGTGGGATGGAGTGGACTCAATATCACCCGTTTACACTTACATCAAGACCATCAAACAACTTTGGGGGTATCAACTATGCCGCACTTAATAAAGAGAATGGTAGTAGAGATAGATTTGTGAGTAGATTTGATGATGGAAAATTAGTTCAATTCGATTACGATGCTTATCACCCACGTATCATTGGAAAAATGGTCGATGAACCAATTCCATTAGATATTTCCGGTCATCAAGCTTTAGCCGATATGTATGGGGTATCCTATTCGGAATCAAAACCCATAACGTTCCGACAATTATATGGTGGGGTGCAAGAAGAGTACCTACATATACCTTTATTTAAGAATGTATCACACAAAATAGATAGGTTGTGGATGGAGTTCACACGTAATGGGTATATAACAACCCCAATGGGAAGAAAGCTCCTTAAAACGAATTTAAATGATATGAA